ACTTTGTGCCAGGAAAAGACAAGATAATCCCTGGCTCCATTCTTCCTGTAGGCACCAATCAGAGAACAGGTGAGAAGGTTTGGGGTGAGCCCTCTGAACTCATGAAAGGCCTGTGGGACGCCTTTACCTTACCAGGGGATACCTTGGCGGGTAAGGTCGATCCAACAAGTAGCGAAGGGATTGGCCGGGCTGCTGGCTTTGCAGGGAACATCGGACTTCCAGGCCTTGGCAAGTCTGCCGCCGAGGGAACTCTCAGTGCCTTAGCTGGAAAGGATGCCTTTGATCCCAATCAGCTGAATATGTTCGGTGGTGAGCGCGCGAAGACTGCGGATATTGGGAAGCTGAATAAGGCCTTTAGTCTTTATCAGAAGGCGGGCAAAGGCTTTAACCATCCAGACTATCCAATTCCACCTCAGGCTATCGAGGATATCTTCGCCAAGACCGGCTGGTTCATGGCACCGGATAGGAAGTGGAGGTTCCATATTCCTGATGCTGATGCCAAGTTCACACAGGCCATTCCAAATACTGATAAAGAGATGGCGACCGAGTTTGCCAGGCTTGTGAGTCTGGCAGATCCAAATGCGGACTTGGCTCCTCTAATTCAGCAAGCTCGTGAGTCAGTAGCCCCTGCCGTGCATGGCAACACGAATAGGACTTCAGAGTATCTGAGGTCTAAGGGCTACGACTACATGCAAGCGGCGATGCAGCCAAAGTGGCAGATGCAGGACATTATCGACCATCCTGCACTCTACGACGCATATCCGTTCCTGAAGAAGTACAACACAGGACTCATTCTTGACCCGATGGGGAAGGGAGGAGGTTCTTTTAACTTCATGACTCATGACACCAACATGGAGGGGCCAACTAGGCTTCGGGCACTAGGTACAGGACTTCATGAACTCCAGCACGCAATACAAGACGAAGAGTTCATGGGAATGGGCGGGGACTATCCCATCGCGCAGTTTGCAATGGATGAGGTCGCAAAGCAGAACCCCAACATGAATATGCCTCATGTGCATGATGTATATAGAGCACTCATAGGAGAGACCGAAGCTCGAGTTCCCCAAACCCGGTTCATGCAAGGACCTGGCATAGGTAAGCCAGAAATCGGTGGAACCCCCTACGCGGCGCAGGGATATGATGTTCCCGCCGGGCTCCAGATCGACCCGAATATGATCAACCTGTTAGGGGGTGGCGCTGGTAGTCAGCAGTACCTGGACTACATCAGGCAACAGTTAATGGGCCTAACCCAAATGCCTGGCGCGATCCCGCCATGACAAGAGAGACTGAGCAGAACCAGCGTAAGGCGGTTATTACAGCCACCTATGAAGACCCGATACTCTTCCTTCGGACCTTCTTTCCGCACTGGTTCACGAAGAAGATCAGCTGGGCCCATAGAGGCCTACTGGCTATCTTGCTCCGCCGGACCGATTTCTTGCTCAACTTTGGTAAAGAGACCTGGCCTGAAGGAGAGGCTTATTGGACCAAAAGGGAACTCGCGAAGATTATCAAGTTTTTCGTCTGGAGAGAACAGCCGGAGGATCCGGGTATACCATTGTTCGAACTGGAGGAACTCGGCAACGAGGATTATGCCCTGCATTTGAATGTAGCCCCAAATACGCAGGTTGTCTGGCCCCGAGGTTTTGGCAAGACCACCCTCATCAATGCTGCCAATATATTCAAGACAGTCTTCAAAATGCGGAAGTTCCTGGTATATGTCTCAGAAACGGCCAGGCATGCAGAAGCCCAGCTTGAGAATGTAAAGCGGGAACTAGCAACCAATGAGCGGCTTATAGGTATCTTCGGAACTCAAAAGCCTGAAAGAAATGATGAAGAAAGCTGGAGGCACGACTTCTTCGAAACCACTGGCGGGGTTGCCTTCGCAGCCCGAGGTCGCGGTGGACAGGTCCGAGGCCTCCTGCATGGGGCTAGTCGTCCCGACGATATCACTGTAGACGACGTTGAGGACAAGGAAAGCGTCTCAACCCCTGACCAGAGAGACAAAACCCTCTCCTGGTTCTACGCTGACGTGGTACCAGCCCTGAACCAGATCACAAAGGAGGGGGTTATTAACATGATTGGGACTCTCTTGCATAGAGAGGCCCTAATTCCCAAGGTCATGGGGGACCCGGACTGGGTCTCAATCGTGTTCGGAGCGGAAGACCCAGACGGGGAACCTCTCTGGATCGAGTATATGACCAAAGGGGATATAGCTAAAAAGAAGAAAAGCTTTGCAAGAGTAGGTAAACTAGACGAATTCTACATGGAGTTCCTTTCCCAGTTAAGAAACTCGGAGAGTTCCAGGTTCAAGTCTCCATTTATAATTCGTCCCATGAGTCGGAGTGACTTCGTAGGTGTCGCACTTGTACAAGATCCTGCTATTTCTTCTGATCCTAACGCTGACTTTTGTGCCTTCGGCGTCACAGGCATCACGCCACACGGAAATCACCATGTCCTCGAAGTATATGGTGAGCGTGGTATGCACCCCAGAGCTCAAATCGATAAATACTTTGAGCTTAAGTTCAAGTGGGATCCTACCCAGTGTGGAATTGAGGCAGTTGCTTACCAAAAGGCTCTTATACATTTGGTTAAAGAGGAAATGTTTAGAAAGGCCAAGACCTTTGGTCCCCGAGCCTACTTCGAAATCATTCCCATTCTGCATGGTAAGCAAGGAAAAATCCCCCGAGTGGAGGGAATTCTGGCCCCGCGCTACGCGGCTGGATATATCAGCCATCAACGAGTCTTTCCCGAGCTTGAGACTCAACTTATTGAGTGGCCAAAGGACAAAATGGACTTCCCCGATGTTGTGGCCATGTGCATAAGCCTCCTGGATCCGTATGCGGCCTCGGCTTATCAGGACGGGGCCCCAGAGGGAAGTCCCGAGTTTGAAGACAAGCTGGCCAAAGACATGTATGAACCCCTGGAAGAAGATTATTATCGAGGTGCACCGTGACAACTGGTGGATTTGCCCCTGGGCCGAGTTCCCCGATCAATCTTCCCCCGAATGGGGCAGAGCCTCTCTTTGACCTAGGAGCCAATTTACCTCCACCTATTGCAGCCCGGCCGGCCCTGACTCCCATTGAGAGGCTGAGCCCCGGCAGCGATCTCCATGCGAAGGTCCTCCAGAAGCTACTGGATCGGCTTGAGGCCTCCGAACGTAAGATGAGCAACTTCTATTCTCGTTGGAGGCTGAACGAGAAGAAGATGCAGGCTTACGTGGACCTGCCGCAATATGAACAACTCCTCAAGTCCCTTGCCGTGCGAGGGGCGGAGCCGCCGCCGATAGTCTCGATCACAGTGCCCTACACTTTCGCGACTATCTGGACCATCGTGACCTACCTTGCTCACACCTTTACAGGAAGGAAACCCATCTTCCAGGTTTCCACTAACAAGGCAGAGATGGTCCAGGCGGCGGAAAATATGGAGGTGGTCCTACAATATAATTCCGATCATACTCGACTCATTAAGGAACTCTTCCAGTACTTCCTTGACGGGGAGATGTACGGAATTGGAGTCATTCGGACCCTCTGGAAGGTGGAAAGGAAGAGTAGGACTACCTGGATCCAGGCGCCCGTCGGTGGCAGCTTCATGCCGGATGCGGCTCAGGTTAAAACTCGGGTCCGTGAGAAAAAGACTGTCTATGAAGGGAACGTCTGCAAGACTCAAGACCCCTTCATGTTCTTTCCTGACCCGCGAGTTCCGATGAACGAGGTCAACAAGCGGGGTGAGTTCGTCTTCTGGAGGACCTACGAAGGCGAGCACACTATGAAGAAAGAGGAGGCGGATGGGACCCTGAAGTGGGTCAAGGACGCAAAGAAAACTATGCCTCCGAACACCATGAACGGGGGAGGAGAATCAGCAAGAAATCTTACCTCCCTTGGCGATGCCCACGCAGGCACCAGGGATAGTCAGGACTCCCGGCTTAATTCCTTTTTTCAGGTCGACCAGGGAACGGTGGAACTCATTCCCGCCGATTGGGGCCTGAGTGACGAAACAGATGTTCAGAAATGGATCTTTACTATTCTGAACAAGAGCCAGATCGTGCAAGCCGAGGCTCTTGACCTCGATCACGACATGCATCCTGTAGCGGTGATCGAGCCCTACAGCTTCGGGTATGGTTTCGGTCAGGTGGGATTGACCGATATGCTCGGGCCGCTACAGGACACCGTCAGCTGGTTCATTAACTCGCACATCCACAATGTTCGGAGTACTCTGAACAATTCATTCATCGTCAACCCCAGCGCCGTCGAGATGCAGGACCTGAAAAATCCTGGACCGGGGAAGCTCATTCGCCTCAAACCCTCGGCCTATGGAGTGGATGTGCGAACCATCATCCAACAACTACAGGTGACAGATGTTACAAGGTCGCATGTGGCTGATATGGCCGAGTTCATCCGTATGGGTGACTCGCTTGCTGCAGTCAACGACAATCTTCGAGGCATACAGACGGTTGGAGGAAGAAAAACCGCCACAGAAGTTAGGACCTCAGGGGAGGCTGGCGCCTCCCGTCTTGCCGCCCACGCGAGATTGATTTCTGCTCAGGGTATCGTCGACCTAACCGAGCAGATGTGCCTGAACAACCAGCAGAACCTGAGCGAAGATTTCTACGTGAAGGTGGTTGGGATGGACGGAGTTCAGGATCAAGGGAGCCGGTTAATTCGTCCTGAGGACCTCGTGGGCGACTTCTACTTCCCTATCCATGATGGGACTCTTCCTATTGACAAGATAGCCACTCTTGATATATGGAGGGAGATCATGGTTGGTGTCCTTCAAGATCCACAGCTTCGGCAGAGTTACGATGTTGGCAAGCTCTTCGAGTTCGTTGCTGAACTCGGGGGAGCTAGAAACATTACTCAATTCAAGCTTGCACCTGCGGAACAGATAGAAGCCCAGATGCAGGCCGGTAACGGCGTCGCGCCTCCGGGCATGATGCCAGGGGGTGGACCGCAAGGTATGCCTCCGGGGATGCCTCCGCCATCTACCCCGCCGGGTCCAGGTGGTGGGGGCATTCCTCCCCAAATGATGCAGATGCTGGCTAGCCTTGGCGGGGCCGGAGGAGAGCTGTGATGGACAGAAAGCTCTTCGAAAAGGCAGCCAAGGCTGAGCAAGAGATCAGTCCAGCTGAGCTTACCAAGGCCATTAACCCCGGCAGTCTCCTCTTTCGGTTCATCGGAAAGTTACTCCGGGAACAGGACGAGTACGAGGCCGGACTGATCAGGATGGACCTGGTCACCGAGGAAGGGCGAATGGCCGCCCTACGGCAACAGGGCATTGTGCAGGGTCGAGCAATGTTCATCGAAACAATAATCGACCTCGTAACCGAAGGAGTGGAAGAAAATGGCCGAGACCAACCAGAGCCCGAATTCGAACTTAGTTCCCGCCGAGACGTCTACTCAAACGGCGCCGAGCGGAACTGAAACCCAGGAGTTCGGCGACATTGCCGATATGCTTGGCTACACGGAACGCCAAGCTGAAGTAGAAGCAGAACTTAACAGGCCGGATACAAAACCCGAGTCTGACGGAACTCAACAGGAACAAATTCCTGGGGACGTAAAGCCCCCTGTCCAGGCTGACGGGCAGGGAGCCATTCCTCCAGAAGAAAAGCCTCCGGTTGAGAGTAGTGAGTCCCTCAAGGACGTACTAACCCAAGTACTGGCGGAACAACGCGCAGCACCAGCCGCTGCACCCGCCGCCCAGACGCAGCCTGAACAGCCTTACTATACTCCGACAGTGCCGATGGAACTCATCAATGCAGTAAGTTCGGAAGACCCGAACGTGCGGCAGCAGGGAGTCTCCATCATCATCGGCGGAGCCATGAACAAGGTTCGGGCGGACCTAAGTGCGGTGATCCGTGCTGAGGTTCAAGCCGCACTGAACGTCGTCCCCAACCTGATGCAGTATCAGCAGAAGCAGAAGGAGGACGGGGACAATCTTCGGAAGACTTTCTACGAGGAGCACCCGAACTTTGGAGGCAACCCGAACCGGATGAAGCTGGTAGCCATGACGGCTATCGAGCTGGCTCAGGGGATGGGGAAAGAGTTCAAAGGGCCGGACAAGGCTTTCCGGGACAAGCTCGCCGCAACCGTAGAAGGTATGACAGGGATCAAATCGGGGAAGGCTGCTTCTCCTAAGGATCCTCCGCCGAAGCCGCGGTATCAGTCAGGCGGTAGTCCAGCTCGTGGTGACGACGGAGCGCCGTCACTCTCTCAGGAGATTTGGGACACCATCGGAGGTGGCCTGAATTAACATCAACCTGGTGGGACAGATAGCATAGAGAAATCCGTCCCACCTGAACTCGGAGACTTCGAATGCCCATTCAGGGACTTCGCCACACAGAGAATTTCGCAGTCAACCAGCGTCCACAGAACTGGAGGGAAGGCATTCTGATGCTGTACCCCAATTCTGCCGAGGCGGCGAAGGCCCCGCTTACGGCCTTAAGCTCGAAGATGAAGAGCCGGGGCGTGGACGATCCGGTCTACCACTGGTGGGAGAAAGAGCTTGACGATCGTCGGCTCAAGCTCACCGTCGCGCTGACTACTGTTCTGACCACACTCACCGTCGACGCCGCCTACAAGACCGCACAGACCCTGAAGGAAGGTGACGTGCTGATGGCGGAGCAGACTGGCGAAGTGATGTGGGTCGTGCAGAACCCGGTCACTCCGACGGCGATCATGGTCCAGAGAGGTATCGGCACCGGTGGTGTTGGTGTGGTGCTCGATCCGGTTGCAGCCGGCATGAACCCCTTCGTACTGGTCATCGGTTCGGCCTACGAAGAAGGCAGCATGGCCCCAATCGGGATCAACTTCGACCCGACCGAGCGGTCGAATTACACTCAGATTTTCCGGCAGACTCTGGAAATGACGAGAACTGCCTCCAAGACCCGCCTCCGCACCGGCGACCAGGTCAAGGAAGCCAAGCGCGAGACGCTCGAGATCATCGGCGTCGATATGGAACGGGCCTGGTTCTTCGGGAAGAAGTACGTAACTACGAAGAACGGCAAGCCCGCCCGCATGACCGCCGGCGTGAGGGACCAGATCCTTTCTCTGGCTCCGCAGAACATCAAGAATTGGGCAGCTCCGATCAC